AGATGGCGCTCATGACGCCATTAATCCCCAGGCTGTGATAGCACTGGTACATGTTATCAAAATTTTGCTTGTCCGTCACCGTACAGCCGCCAAGGCGTGTAAATTTGTCGTACGCGTCCAGCATACTGGACCGCAGGAGCGCCTGGAGGCCGTGCTGCATAGTGACAAAAGCGCCATGCGTTGCCCGGTACGTCCCAAACAAATAGCCCCCAAACGATGTGAGGGCTACAATCAGTAAGGCTTCTATAATATGTTCAAACATTAGTTCACCTCCAAGGAGTGATAAAAAAATCTATCCACGGTAAACAGCAGATACTGGGTTACTACGATACCTTTGACCACGGGCTTGCTTACATCCTCTCCCTTAATGCCTCCGGGCTGGCTGTCACGGAGGCGATTACCTCTGTGGCTGTCCATAAATTCCATAATGTGTTAATCATTTTGTGCGGTGTACCTCGTTTCATTTTTCATCTTCCTTTTTAGTCAGTCTTCCCTACACAGTCTCCATTGTCATCAATCAGCCAGCCCATACCGTCAAGCACCTTATCAATATCCTCTTTGTATTTCGGGAATCTTGTAATAACTGTGTTGTACTTTAGTTTCTGCAATATAATCTGGTATGCTAAATATTTAGCCATTTGTAGCCGCTCCTTCCATTAAGGTATTCACTGCATCCTCAAGAACCGCAATGCGTTCAGCCAAAGAGGGGGTCTGTGTGGTGCTTTCTGGAACCTGTGTGGCTCCTGGAATTTCAGGTTCTTTTGGCTTTTCAACTTCTTTAAGAATCCACTGTGTCCCGTCCCAGAGGCATTTGCGGTCTTCTGGAATTTCTGGTGGATCTACTTCCACCATGTTGCAAGGGATTTGCCATGAACCACTGATAGGACTACGGTCTGTACTGTCGAGTGTTTTAGGGCCTTCATACTCTCCTGTCAAGAGGTTAAAGGCATATACTACTTTTGTGTATTCCATTTATGCATCTCTCCTTAATATCGAATAATAGGGATGACATTAATTGCAGGGGGCTGTACGGTATTCGATGAATTGTAAACTGGACTAACTGTAGAGGCATCAAACCACAATCCAGACATGGTATTTCTTACGTCTGTGGTAGTGACGAATGAAGGAGCATTACCCATGTTGCCTGACGAAAAAGGTTTAGTAAAACCTATATTTTCACTGGGGGCAAGCCCCCCCTGCAAGAGATTAAAATAACCTTTTAAATTAGGGATACCCGCATCTCTTTTAGCCCCTATACTCCCCTCTGTATACTGCATTATCCGTTCCCGATAATCAGGAAGTACAAAGGTACTGCTTCCGTCACCTTTACCAAACAGCCCTGCATTAGTTGTTATGTCATCTGTCCATAAATTATTACTTTCAATGAAATGTACGAGTCTAGGATAGTCCGCCCTCTGTACAGTAGCGCCATTGGCTTTAATGTATCCTTTAGGCAAGAACAAACTCCCTCTCACACACCCTGCAGGTGTCATATCTCGTACATCATCGACAATCCAAGTTACGGTACCATCACTAATTAGTACCCCCCCACCACTAGACACCATAGTAATAGAGGAAGGCACTGTATCTGCTGTTGTACCTGCTGTGACACATTCCAATCTAGCCCATGAAGGAAGATAAGAGGAGTAGGCAATATCACCTATGGAATACGCTTTATTTCTCTTCAACATATTGAAGTCCATAGCGTTTTTGGCTGTAGCGATGGCTTCTGTCATGGTTTCCTGGAGCGAGCTGGTAGCCGCCGCAATAAGGGCGGCATAGTCGAGGCTCTCCATGGTATATGTTATCGTGCCGTCGGTGACGGTCGTCCCGGCATCGGTCCATGCCGGCTCTGCTTGGCCGCTGGTCCCGGCCTGGGTAACCCGGGCCCGGACGCCGGTCGGCATCGTAGGGGACTGGATAACCTTGCCCACCTCGTACGCTGTTTCCGGTTGCCAGAGGAGCGCCTGGGTGAGGGCCGTGAGGCAGTCGTTCTGATTCGCGAGGTACCGCATCATGTCGGCCTGTTTGGTGTAACCGGCCTCCGATTTGTATTTGTTATAATTGCTAAACGAGTCAATGCTTGGGATAGTCATATCGTCTCAACTCCTTAAAAAATAATATGGGGATACCTACCGGTGAAATGCCCAGCCACAATCATGGAGCGAGTATCGGCACAAATGGTAACCATAACCATACGGCTTACGGCACGCGAATAGGCGTACGGGACCCCGGATGGTCCTGCCATGCCGGCTCTGAGTACTCGTATGGGGACAGTGCCACCAGCTGGTCCGGTGCCCACTCGCACTCGATTAGTATCGGCTACACCGGCAGCACCCAAAGCCACGAAAACAGACAGCCTTACGTTGTCATTAACCGCTGGCAACGGACGGTTTAAGCGGTACGTTGCCACCTATTGACGACAGTGTACGGCACGAGGTTATTATGCGCGCCGCTATCGCCCGTGTTGTAGATGGTAATTGTGTGTGATATGGTGGCTTGAGATGCTAGCAAAGACAAGCACTGGTCCTTGTTTCCCCCGCCGGATTCTTCGCCGGAAACGACTTTGTCCGACCACCCGGAATCAGGAACGACCGCTGTTTTATCATGTTGCCACCCACCACCATCAAGGTCATAGGCTGTCCATGCATGCACAGCGTCAATCCTTTTATAGGTTGCGTTAGTGCTTGCCGCACCGTGGTTATGCGACGGCATTTCACCGGTAGTGAGTGTATGCTTCGCCTCCCCACCTGTTTGTCCCAGGGTGTAAGTATAGGCCGTACCGTTTTCGTTATACGTGCCAGCTGAAAGGAGGACGCGGCCGCCGTCCATTTTAACCCAGGTCATCCACGGCCAGAGGGTGTTGGGGTCGTCGTCTTTGGTGCTTTCCCAAATGCTTCCCACGGGGTGCGCCTTACTGATAACACTCTTTTCAAATTCTTCAAGGACCGAGGCGAGGGCCGCAGGGGTTACAATCTTCATCATGTCCGTGCCCTCGGCGGCCTCTTCGGCTGTGGCGGCTTCCTGGCATTTGCGGACCATGACGTACTGACAGCCGTTATCCTCGACGGCCTCCCCAGCTGCGGCCCACGTCGGCTCCAGGTTATTACTCTGCCCTGCGCTGGTGACCTTGGCCACGGTGTTGGGTTGCATGTTAGGGCTTTCGATGATTTCATCTACAGCGTACGTCGTGCTGGGCTGCCATAGCCGGACCGTGCCGATAAGGTCTCTTGATACGCTATACATATTGCGGACAAAGTCCTGGTACTCCTGTTCCGTCGTTGGTGTATCGCTCGATGGATACGCCAGATATTTCTCCACATCGGGAGCGAGTTGTGTTACGCCTGCCATTATAATACCTCCTCTATATAGCCCTGCCAGGATACGTCCACCGTGCCGGAGACATAGGCCCCGGTCTGGTCGATGAGCTTAATGGTGCAGGGGTTACGACTTACAATCTGTGCCTGGACAAAGCCCGTCCCGGTCGTATTTTGGATGGCGTCGATGTGGACCGCCGTCGTGTGGTAGTGCGGTGTCACGATAGGGAGCGTTACGCCCTCTACGGGGACGGTGAGGTCCTCAAAGTGTTCGTTCCGGTCCGGGACGTCAATCCAGGCGGTGAGCGCCTTTACCACCGTTGTTTCGTTTTCTCCATTTAAAGCCTCTACCTTGACCTCTAAGCGGTCACCGGCCGAAACCTCTAAGCGGTCGCTGTACTGTTTCCAAAGCATCTTGCTGTCATCCCAAAAGCTGGCCGCATCATCATCTCCCCAGGCCGCATCGGTCTCTCCCGTCCAGACCGGCGCATCCATAACGGTGCGGTAGTAGACGATGGCCGGGCCTGTAATATCATAGGTGAGCCAAAACTGCCCAGACGCGGGCGCGGTAAAGGCCGTCCAGACGGTGTAGGACTGCCAGTTGTCAATCCATTCGTACACGTCCGGTGTGGCCCAGCGGTGCTGTCCGGGGGTGTGCCAGCGGTTTGTACTGTTAAGCGGATACAAAGAGCCGTCCTGCTCTAGATAGCCGGTGCGCGTCGTATCCGCCCAGCCGTTATCTGCATAGGCTTTTTGATATAGCACATTTTGCGTTAAGAGGTCCCCCATATCGAGGATACAATACGCATAGCCGGGGGACTCGTTCCCCGCGTTGTCAACGGTCTTTATCATGACTGCGTGCGTCCCTTGCCGTACGGTTTGCGTTTCGTATGGCTGCGTGACTATCAGCCCATCCTGGACCGGGATGCCTGTGTCCCAGTTTAGGACGCTTCCCTGGGTGTATTTCATCCGAAAACCCGCGATGTCGTTAGGCTCTGGGTACGTGTAATCCCACCAGTACCGCCGGACGCCGCTGGCCATACGTTCTACGTTGAGTGTCGTCGGTGCATCCGGCGCGACGTCCGTGCCGTGCAGGATTTGCGTCACGACGCCGGACGAGCTTCTAAGAGCTGCGACGGTGACGACTTTGACGAGGTAATCGTGGCCTACCTCGACTTCGCCCTCAAAGGAGAGGCCGATGGCGGAGCCCAGGGTACTGTAGGTCCGGCCACTATCGCGCGAGACAAAGACGTCAAAGCGCTTGTAGCTCACGCCCTGCGGATAATTCCACGAAAGATAAATCCGCGCACGTGTGCGGCCGCCGCCGTCTACCCAGACAGCCTCACGCCCGGTGAGGTTCGTCACGTTCTGGACCTTGTTCGCCGCGTCCGCCGCGTCGCTATAGTCAATCGGCGGGATGGTGTAATCCTCCCGAAAGACGTCCTCGTTATACTCCAGGGCCTCGATTTCGCGTATCATGTCGTCGGTCCGGGAGATAGAGCGGACGACAAAGCGCTTCGTCCCTTTGGTTACCTCGGCTATATCAAATATGTCGCCGGGCTGTGGCGGTACGTCTGGGAGGCTCTCCAGGGTGACCGTCGCATCCATGTCCGTCTGCGTGACGGCTGTGATGGCCGTTTCGTACCGCGTATCATTTTCGGAGGCGCGGTAGGCAAAGGTGTAGGACTTGGCGCTATCGTAGTTACGGAGGAGCGCACTGACGGTGACCGTCTGGCCATCTACGTCCGTGATGCGGCCGCTTACCTGCCACTCTGGGACGTCATGCGCAACGTAAATCACGTCGCCTACGGTGCACGCGATGGCGTCGATGGCGGCCTGAAACGATACGGTCCGGACCATATAGGCATTACAATAAAGTTGAAATATAGCCTCCCGGTAGGCCTGTTCGTAGTCCGTGATGCCGTAGTACGTGAGCTGGCTTGTTGTGTCGTACTCGTCCGTGTCGTACGTCGGACCAAACACTTTGATCGTGTCCAGCTCGTAGCCCTTTTGGGCGTTCGTAAAGGTCAGCTCGACGGCGTTGGCGCGGTCTGAGGTCTGGAGGAATGTCTCCGTAAACGTCCCGGTGATGATATTCCCCATGCCAAACATCTGGACCGCGTCTTTGGGTCCGTCCCAACAGCAGCCGTACTTGGTGCCAAAGAGCGCCACCATGCCGCGGCCTACGGGTGCGATGTACTTGTTGACGATGTCAAGGAGCTCTCCTGGCGTATTGATTTCGATATTGATGTAGAGCTTGTAGGCGTCGCAGTAATCAGCCCACTCCTTAAACTGATTGTATAAGAGTAGATCCGCGTCGGCGCCGCGATGGATGTACACCCAGTCACCGCTCCGGGCCCGGATGTACTCGGCGCGGTGTATCATGTCGTAGGCGGCCCAGGCCGCGTTCGTTGCCTTTTGCGTGTCGTACCGCTGGGTGTTGGGGTTCCAGACGTAGACGCTGGACCGATTCTTCATAAATTTTAGCGTCGGGCTCCCGCTTATCTGGTCCGTCGCCAGGGCCTTGATAGCGATGAGGCCAAGGCCAGGATAACTAAAATCATCATAGACGATGCCAGACGCTGCGGTCCACCAAATCCGCGTACAGGCCCTTGTCGAGGTGACCGGATAGCCGCGGCCGATGACCTTGACGCGCAGCTTGTACTGGCCCTCTGGTAAATTGTCTACGCGGTACTCCCGGCGGATGGCGGACGATTTATTCCCGCGGATAATGCCCTCGTCGGTGCCGTTACGGCTGGAGCGGACGTAGAGCCGACACTTGGCCCAGCTATTTGCAGCTGCAAAATAAGACTCGTTACCCTCCGCATAGTTAAAGGGGCCGACACTCCGCGTACGGCCTTTGACTACGTCGTACATGCCGGTGGTGTAGCTACCGATAGTGACAGAGCAGCGGTTGACCGAGCCCCCCCAGGTTACTTTAATTTCGTACGTCCCGATAGGCGCCGCGTCCGTGTTGAGCCATATGTGTTCTATCTGAGACTCGAGATAGCTGTGCGGACTGAGCATATTTACCCAGTTGTCCGTCCCGTCGAGCGCGTACTGCGCCTGGATTTGGACAAACGTCTCATCCAGGCCGCCTTTGTCGTTGGCATAGTAGAGGCCGTTCGAGCACTCAACATAAAGGATGAGTCCGCGGTTGGCTGTGCCTGTGACGACGTCGGTCCGCCAGTCACTCTCGGTAAGCTCGTAGCCGAGCGATTTGGTGCTGATGGTGTCATTGAAGTTGGGGATGATGTCCTGGTCGTTACTCCCGGGACGCGTGACGACGGTTGTGCCGGTGTAATTTTCGACGGGGTTGTCGTTGAGCTCGATGTCCGAAAAGGTGAGCGGACCGTAGCCCGCGCAGACGAGCCAGTTAAGGTACTGCTTGTCACCATCGCTGGTGATGTATTTGCCGATGGTCTGGCCGCCGGAGCGGACGACGCCATAGGTAATGGGGATGGGGTTATTCTGTCCGCTGGTGGTCTGGATACCGGACCAGGAGTACGTCGGATTTTCGGAGCCGCTCTGGAGGGACGGATTTCCCGCCGCGGTCCCAAAGGCCCGTTGAATAAACGTGCCGCCGACAAACATGACCGCCGCGGCGGCGAGATACCCGCCGATCGCGGCAAAGCCCGTCGCCGCCGCAAGGCTCGACGCGCCGAGAGCTGTGGCGACAGCGCCGCCGGCGCCCATGGCAACAACGGAGAGCGCGACGGTCGCGATGATAAGGAGCGGATTCTTTCCGCCGCCTTTCGCCACAATCGGCGAAAAGACGATGTAATCGCCGTCGCGTACGAGCTTATCGCCGCCCATGGTGTAGCTGTTTTTGGCGATGACCATATCCGACAGCGTGAGCTTATCCGTGCACTGTGTCACGTAATACGAGATAGTCGTGTCCGGCTCAAACTGAAACCGATGGACCTCGCGTCCCTTTTGCGGCTCAAATGGGTTTTTGATAAAAATAACAGTAATCATGGCGTGCCTCTTACGTACTCGTAATAGCCCTCAATGACGCCGCGCCAGGCCGGGGAGTCAAGACGGCCGATGCAGACGCCTATCTTGGCTCGGGTGTGGATAAATTTGCCATTACCCAGATAGACGCCGGTATGATTGACGACGCCGCGGGGCACACCCATACGGAGCGCCACCAGGCACGGCACGGGAAGAGGCGCAGAGACAGCCCGCCAGTGCGGGCTCCTCGCCTCGCCTTGTACGATGCCGTTAATTTTGTCCGTGTCGTCCCAGTCTGCCGTAAACTCGGGGATGGCGATGCCAAAGCGGCGGTACACCTCCATGACAAGGCCGTAGCAGTCGTAGCCACGAGGGGACCGGCCATGATTGACAAAGGGTATCCCCAGCAGGTCACTATAGTCAATCATACATATATCCCTCCTTGGTCAATCCCCGGGAAACCGCCGAAACGATTACTACAGCCGCGCTCCCGGCAGTCGGAGAGGGAGCGGTTGCAGGTCGTAAACTCCGTACCGACGTAGCCGCACTGGGGGCCGCCAAACTGGCGGTACCGGCAGCTGTTTTTTGTATAGCGGCCTTCGGGGCGCCTAGAGTGCGGGCTGTAGGCGGTCCCCACCGTGACCGTTACCCATTGCTCCGTTGCCGTAAGGCGCGTGATGCGGTAGTGCTCCTCGACTTCGGGGACCGGGCTATCGAGCGCCTCGGTATTTACGATATAAAAGACAATTTCGCCGTTGTTGGCGCCGTTCGAGGCCTCGACGTAGTAGGTGAGCGCCTGGCTGGTGTTGTCTATCTTAAGCTCAAAGGACGGGACGCTCCCGCTCTTATCCTCCGATACTTTTCCGATTTCAAAAGGAAACGCTTGCCAGGTGTGGCCGGCCCAGTCGATGTCCTCCGTGTTATGGCAGACGTATATCGGGTCAATGCCCTCCATAGGGATATTGAGCTGTAACAATAATACAAACGTACTATCAGAGTTTAATTTGTTCTTTTCGCGTAATGCGACAGCCGATAAGGCTAGTGCCATACGCTCACCTCCTTAGTCCTCCCGGATGGTAATGCTCCCGGATACTGTGCCCGTTGTTTTCGTCTCAAATGGCTCCTTGGACGAAAAGCGGGCCGTGTAGGTCTTGCCGTCGAGCGGCGAGGTCCACAAAAAGGCGCTCGCCGAAAAATGGACGGTGTTGATTAAAAAATCCATGAGTGTGAGGTAATCCGCCTTGGGGAGCGCGGTCCATTTCAGCTCCCAGGTCCGACGGCTCTTGGTAAATTTCCGCCGGCCTTGGACCGTGCCGTCCTCAAAGGTAGAGCGCAGGGACGTGTCCTCCACGTCCTCCGTCGTGCCGTACTCCGGCGGCTTAATGTCTGGCCAGGTTGGGATAGCCATGTTATACACCTCCTACAGCGCCCTTAATGAGAGACCGGGCGCCCATATAATCCGTCGCGATGGCTTCGAGGACCGTCGTCACGATGAGCTTTTTGCCGTCGACTTGGGCGGTCGTCTGCGTCGCCTTGACCTGCTGGCCGGACTCGTTCACCACGCGGACCTCGACGTTCTGGAGGCCCGCGCCGGACTGGGCGGGCGACGCCGCGGCGCGTAAGATGTCCGCCGTGTCTTTGGCGTTATAGACGTAGCCAGAGCCGCTCATCTGGATGAGCTCCCGGCCGCCTTCGCCCGCCATGATATAGCCGGGGGCGACGACCTGGCCGCCAGAGGCAAATCCCGTGATGCCATGGCTGTAGCTGTAGCTGGTGGGTAGGTACGAGCCGGTGTCGAGAGTCGCCCCGCCCGTAAAGCTGGGGAGAACCGACGACGTGAGCGCGCTCGATACACTTGTCGCGCTCCCGCCCATACCCAGGATCGACATGACCGTGTTCGCGATGAGGCCCTGCATGATAATTTTCATCATGGTATTTAGGACGATGTTCGCGACACCGGTGACCAGGTTGGTCATACGCTGGCCAAAGGATTCAGACGACGTGAGCATATCGTTAAAGGCGCCCTCCGCTTGTTGCGTGATGCTGTTCCAGCCATTCGTAAGGGCGGTCCCGATGTCCTGCGTATAGGTGCGCATGTTACGGCCCAGTTGCTGTAAGCCCTGGCCCCAGTCGCCTTTGGCTTCGAGACTATGGAGCTTCTGGAGGTTACTGTAGAGTTCCTCTTCAAGCTTCGTCCGCTGGGCGAGGGTGAGCTGGGCGGCCTTTAATTGCTCTTGTTGGTAGGCTGTAAAGGTCCGCAGCTCTTCGGCCTGGTTTTGCTCAAGGTGCGCCGTGTAGTCGTCCTGGAGACCGGCCATGCTTTCGAGGTGCGTCATGTACTCGTCGTGCTGCGTCTGCCGGAGCTCGCGCTCTTTGGCCGCTTCTTCACGGAGCGCTTTTTCCCGCATCGCCGTTTCGTATCGCGTGACGATGGCTTCGCCTTCTTTGTCATCAGTCCCAGAGCCTACGACAGCCTTGTAGACGTCGTCGCGCTTTTCTTCGAGCTCTCTAAGCGTCTTTTGTACATTGAGTTGTAAGGCGCTTAAGCGTGTATCGCCGTAGCCCAGGCCGATGTCGGCGGCAGTTGCGGCCGCATCATCGCTATACTGGTTCCGGCGGTCCTGCCAGTCCTTGATAACTTTGGCGGCGGCTTCTTTTTGGTAGTCGCTGAGGCGCTGGTATGCTGTGTCCATAAAAGGCGACTTATAGACACTCGTGCCCGTCGGCGCAAGGTCCGTCCCGGAGCCGCCGATGGACTCGTAGATGGAGCGGACGCCCTCGACGTAGCTGTCCGTCCCGTCGCCGTAGGCCTTGACGCCGGCCCAAATGTCGCCGCCATGCTCCCGGATTTTACCGGATAAGAGGTCAATCGCAGCGATGGTGTTCTGCCGGTCCGTCGCCGCATAATCGCTCGGGATGGCGTGCCGCTGTCCGTCGGCTCCCAGGTAGTCCTGACCGGACAAAATCTGGAACAAGCCCGCGGCGCCGGAGGCCGGGTTGTAGGTGTTGGAGCCGATGGTACTCACGTTCTTCTGGTCGCCGCTTTCGTAGGTGGCAATAGCGAGGAGCAGCTTATAGTAGGGGCTGTTCATTTCGCTGACGACCTGCGCGATGGTCCGTATCTTTTCAGTCTGCGGGATCGCCGCCGAGGCCTGCGAGATGGTGGGCGTAACCGGCGCCGATGCCGTCCCCGCTGGGAGCGGCGTGCCGTGATCCGTAAAGTGGACATTATTGCTCCCATAGTACTGGCCATTCGGGCCATACTGCGTTTCATACTCATCGAGTGCATTTAGGCCGATAGTCGCCGCGTAGTCCGCCAGCTGGTGCCGGAGGTCTGCGTTATTGGCTAGGTTATCATCGGAGAGGTCAAAAGCCTGGCCGCTGTCATGGTACGAGCTCCCGTCGCCATAGCGGTGCATGCTGGTCACCGTCGGCTGCGTGCCTGTAAGCTCATAGTACTTTTCGGCAAGTAGATGGAGCTTTTGGGCGGTCAGCGTCGTGATAGCATCGTCGCCACTTAAGAGCGACTCTTGCCAGTTCTGGGCGGTCGAGTAACTGCCGGAGCTAGTGCCAGCCGTCGGGCTAAAGGTCTTTAGGGTCGTGACGCCGCTTGCTATCTGCTTACTAATCCCAGATACCTCGCGGGCTATGCGTGCCATGTCTACCTGGTACTGCGTCCCGGTGAGACCGAGTATCTTATCGTTTAAGCTATCAATGATATTGGATATTTTTTCATTGACCTGCGCAATGCGCTGGGAGTTTTCGGCGATGGTGTTGGCGTATTCCTTATTTGCCTTGGCCTGGTCCTGGGCGGCTTTAGCCGCTTCGCGCTGAGCCGCGGCTGCTTCCTTATTGGCTTTCTTAGCGGCGTCTCCGTCGTCATCGTCGCCAGGAGGATACTTACCGGTAACCTTATCGATAAGATCAGGGCGTTCCTTTGCGATTGCCTCTTGCATGCGCTTAGCTTTTTCCATGCTGGCAATCATTTCATTCTTTTCCTGTTCTTCCTGCTGGCGCTTCAACTCTTGTTCATGCTCAGCATTCATCTTCTTGACGGCTGCGACGTCGTCCGGGTTTTCCTTGTCCCAGTCGGCACCGACACCGGTGTAGTCGAGACCTGTCGGGACGTTGGCGTCCTGCCTCGTCGCGTTGCCGTTGCGGTCTACTACCCAAGTGCTGCCGTTGTACCAGTACGTATGGTCTTTGGCCCATTCGTTCTCAGCGCTGGCGTATTGATAGAGTTTATAGAGCGCGTAGCCGATTGCAGCCGCGACCCCTACCCAGCCGCCGATGAGATTAAAGGAAAGGTTAGTCAGACTTCGGACCGCGTTGCCAGCGACGGCAATTGCGCTGACTGTCCGAGCGCTGGCTACTTCGGCAGCCACTCCCGCCGCTGTGGAAGCCGCCGACGTTGTGGCGGTCGTGGCAGCCAGTGCCGCCTGTGCCTCTTTTGCCGTAGCCGCGGCGGCTACCTGTTGCCCGCTTGTCGCGACAGCCTGGGTGCCCTGGAGCTCAAACGCGATCGTCGTGGCCATCACCTGTTCAGCCAGCTCTACCTGGCCCATGCGGACGAGGTTAATGGCCTCCGTCGCGCGGGCCGCCATCATGCCGGCTGTGGTTCCCTGCGCGTCCATAGTGGCCGTTGTCTCCAGGATACGCGTCGCGAGCTCTGTTTCGCCGGCACGCATGGCAGCCAGTGCCCCTTCAAAGGCTGTCCGGGTACGCTGTGCGGCCGTCATGCGCGCTACTTCGGCGTCAATATTGGCCTGTATCGACGTATTAAGCGCTGCGTTTAGGCTGATTTCTTTGGCAACGTTTTCCGCGCTCATAAGGGACCGCGCGCCAGACGTCGAGGTCTGGGCGAGGCTGGTCATGGCGCTGTTGGCAACGGCCATATTGGCGGAGCGCTGTGCCGCGGTCTGGGCCTCCATCTGGACGCGTGTCTCTGCGATCGCGCGGCCCAGGAAAGTCTGCGCCTCTGCCGCGCCGGTTAATGCGTTGCGGTAATCCGTAATATAATAGCCGATCTTACCAGATACCCATAGCGCCAGGGTAAGCTCCGTGAGCGTCGTCGTGTGTTCGGCGGCCAGCTCGATGAGGGAGGCAAACGCGCTCAAGGCCGGAGAGGCAATAGTGGCAATGTCCTGGCCTACCTGGACCATGCCTGCGCCAAAGTGTTCGGCGACAATGGCGGCGTTGCGGATGCTTTCGATAGCGTCGCCGTTAAGCCCCAGGACGTTTCCGTGATCGTCGATGGCGACGAGGCTATTGGCGAGCTTGCTCATCTCTTCCGTCGCGTCTGTGATAATGGGTGTTAAGGCTTCGCCGCCGATACGGCTTATCGATTCTTTTAAGTGATTTAGGCGCCCTTCAAAGGTTTCAAGATAGTGCTGGTTGGCTTCCATTTCGCCGCGGAGCCGCTCTTGTAAAAAGTTGTAGAGGCCGTCGGCGGACTGCTTGGCCTGTTTGATGTCGTCGTTGGTAATCCCCAGCTGCATGCCGAGGACCGTCCGCTGGACGTTATTGCCTGTGATGAGGTCGCGGACGTCCCTAGAAAGGATATTGCCATCGATGCCCATGGCCTTGCCGGTGGTGGTAAGGGCGCTCGCGAGCTTTAGCGTCTGCTCGATGGTCATTTTGGCGTTTAGTGCGTTCGGCAGCATCGCCCTAAATACTTCGGAGATTTCCTTCGTGCTGGCGCCGGTGACAAGTGCCTGGTCCGATAGTTCCCGCATCAGCGTGCGCGACATGCCAAGAGCTTCGTTCCATTCGATCGTTTTCCCGCCGATCTCACCCATCGACATGAGCGAGCCGGCCAAAGAGATGGCGCCGGTTTGCATGGTGTTGTAAAACTCAATGGCAGAGCTGGCCGCCTCGTGGAGTGCGTCGGTGATGCCACCGAGGCCCATGATGGCGGCGCCGTAGGCGGCGGTGTTACCCAGGACGCTATGGAGGGAGCCTACGGACTGGCCGAGTGTGTCCATCTGCTGTTGTGTGCTTTTGGCTTCACGGGCGACGCCTTTAAACGCGCCCGTCGCGTCATCCTTACCGATGATGCGGATTTGTACATCATTATTTGGCATTGTCTATCAACTCCCTTATGCGTTTTAACTCATAGCGTTCGAGTAATTGGATTTTTTGGACGTCACCTGGGGCAAGGTCGATGTCGAGGCTTTTGGCCATGGCAAAGACGCCGGCGTAGTCGAGGCCCGTCGGGATAGGCGCCGAGCCGCCCATACCGCCTATCGTGCTATAGCGCCATTGCGTCTGGGACCTTGCCCAGACCTCATAGGCCGTATAATTAAGCCGGTCGAGCGTTGGCGGGTGAAACTCACAAGACGCGCAGTCGTCGTCTTGTCCTAGGTCCTGGCACGTCTGGCAGTAGTCGGCTTTAGTTACTGCCCACCCCCAGACGTCAGTCAGTTTTTTTCGGAGAGCTTATTCGAGTACGTCCGGCTGATGACCAGCTCGCAAAATACCGTAACGGCGTTATTGGGGAGATCGTCAAAATCAAAATCAGGGTACACTGTATCGCAGACATAATCGGCGACCGCTTCGCTCACTGTGATAGGTGTCACATAGTCGCCTTTTTCGTAGCTCTGCTTGACCGGGTTGATGCCTTTGGCGTCGAGCTCTTTCCGCTGGCGTCGTGTAAGGGCCTTGATTTCCGGGAGCTGTCCTGCGTCAATCATCTTGTAAATGACTTCGTTCGCCGTGAGCCGGTCGTCGACAAGGCTTGCCAGTTTGTCCGTCACCTCAGAGAGCGTCGCGGCGGCCTGTTCTGCATCTTTTTTTGCTTTATCTGCCATGGTAGCCCTCCTTAGTACGTAGCAACATCGTTGACAAGTGTCACGACGATAATAGCGCCGGCGTCGCTGTTATTGTAGTAGGCTCTAAAGTTGAGCGTTTGGGTGATACCTTTCGGGCCATCAATGCCAGGTGTGGTGCGTTCGAGGAGCACTTCGGGGATGGTAAAGGTCAAGGTGTTGTCGCCATTCGTAAAAACGAGTTCAAGGCTGGTTTCTGTGCCGTTGATGGCTTTCTGGAGGAGCGAGTCATCCTGGAACAGGGCTTCGAGGTTGCCGGTAATTTCGACAAGGCCCTCATTGATGGAGGGCCGGGTTGCGCTGCCGTTGAGGCAATACGTGTCGCCGTCGCAGTTGTTATTAATGTCAAGCTGCATTTTGCGGCACGTGCCAAGGATTTGGCCGCCCTCTTTTACGGTCGCATTAACCGCGTTAAAGCGCGTCAGGTCGAGCTTTGTCGGGCTCTTGGCGGCGGTCGCCTTGGCTTCCGTTTCGTTCGAGGCCATGGTGTCTACCGTGTAGGTCGTTTCGTTGTTGCCTACCTGCGCGGTCAAGCTAAATTTGTCAAACTTGACGCCATTATACAGGTAGTAGAGACCGATGTCGGGGAACCCTTTTTCTACCGTAAAGGACGACAGCTCGTCGCCCGGCTTAAAGATGTGCTGATACTTGCCTTCAGCGCCTGCCGACGTCGTAACCGGCGCGCCCAAGATGCCCTTTAACATGACACCGATGCCGCGGACGTCGAGCGGGAGCTCCAGCTGGCCGGAGACGTCAATCTGACCGAGCGCCGGTTCGACGCTGTCGCGGCGGCCTGTGATGGTGCTTGGCGTGATAAGTGTCTGGGAGCCCGTTAAGGTATTTTTATTGATGCTGAGCTGGTACCAGTTTTCCGCCGGCGTCGAGCCATAGGCCGATTCCAGCGCGAGACAGGTGAGGGACTTAATGCCCTTTGCTTGTTTTGCCATAGTGTGTTACCTCCTTAATAGGTAAGTACTTCCCCCATGGATGGGGTAATTTCCGTCGTGCAGACCATCGTCCCGCCAAACTGGGGAAACGTACTGGCCGGGGTTACATCGTACTCAATGCGCGAGATAGGCCAGCCACGGTCGGTGGCGGTTGTCTGCAAGGTTTCGTAAATAAGCTGCCCCAGTTCGTCGACTTCCTGCGCGCCCGGGAGGGTGACAAGGCTTGCCGATGCTAGGTCCTTACTGTTTGTCATCTCTACGCCATCGAGGAGTGTCTTAGGATTATAGACAGCCCAGACGACGCCGACGTGGTACGTAAGGGTATCCATGTCCGCGCCTTCATATTTCATCCCATTCATGAGGACGATGTAGGGGCAGATGTCGGCGCTCGGCGCGTTTCTGGGGTTGCCGCCTACCATGACGATAGGCGCCCTGCTAAAGTGCTCCGTGCAGTAGGCCGTAATGCTCTCCGACGTTTTAAGCGCCTCGGCCCATGTGTCGGTAATGGTTTGGAGCGGTATTGTGCATTCCATGCGCGGTCCTCCTACTTATAGACTTTATAGACGCGATTGCTGGCGGCGGCAGAGCGTGCCGTGTTACCGGATACGTAGCTCATGAGCCGTCGCTGCATCGTCTGCGTTGCCGTCTCCGTTACGATCGGGACCATCGGGCCAAGTGTCGGACGCGGCGGTACACGCGTTACCGTCTTTTTGTCGCTTGGGTGTAGGCCCGCCGCAAAAAAGGCGGCCCTCATCTTGTCGGTCATCGGCGAGGTAAAGCCGCGTTGCTGTTTGCCGCTGATGTAGGCGGCGGACTGGCTCAACCAGCCGACGACGACGGTCCCGGCTGCGGCCTGTTTGGTGTCATAGCCGACGGCCTGTTGGAGCCGGCCCATCATCGGATAGGACCGCCTACTCTTATGCCCTAAAGCCATTTCAAGCTTCCCGCGTTCCCAGTCGCTTAAGGTGTGCTGCGTATAGGGCCGGCCTCCAGGTGCGCCGGATTTGATACCGGCCTTGATGGCTTTTTGGCTATAAAACGCGGCAGACTTTAGCGCAGACGTTATCCATTTGGGATTGTTTTTGACAAGCCCCTCTAAAAATGGCGTCGCCATGTCGTCGTACTCTATGCGTATATCCATAACGCGCCTCCTTACCAGATGTCATAGGCCGCCGCGGATTCATTCAGGCTAAAACGCAGCCGCCAAAGGGCGCCGGGGTTATGTTGTAGGACGCTCACAAAGGTGTAATGCGTACCGTTTAACTCAATATCGTCCCCAGCTGCCGGCGCCGTGATGCCCGCGTCCTCGTCATCGAGGATGGTAAAGACGCAAGACGTGTAGCTGTGGTCCTTGTCGTGGATGTTATAGGTATCGTTTGAGCCTAGCTCTGCGATAGCTTGTATCTCTTTGGTCGTGCCCTGGGATGTATAGCGGACCGTGTCCGCGGCATCGTCAAAAAGGCCCATCATGTCCTCTTTCATCCATGCACTAAAGGCCATTTATTTCTTCTTCCCGCCGACAGCGGCTCTGGGATTGACCGGCGGGAGGCCCAGGTCGTCAGCTTTGGCCGGCTGTTCATCCTTGGCTTCTTCTGCTGGTGCGTCTTCCGCTGGACCGTTATCGACGACCGCGGTCACGGCCCGTACGTCGCCATCTGCTACGCGGATAATGTCCAGGGCCTCATCATCCGGGATATTTTTAAGGAGCGAGCCCTGTTTATAGGTCGCGCCCTTATACTGGATACTAAATCGGGTTACGAGTAAATCCATCTTGTTACCTCCTTAAAAAGGACAGGTGCAGCCAAAGAGCCGCGCCTGTTTGTCATGCGTGTTTGCTTAGTAGGCCTTGAGTGTATACCAGTCGTCCACACAATCGGGCTTGGGTACACAGCGCGTAGCCAGTCGGATTTGACGGGTGTCGCCGTTGACGTCGGCCCAAACTTTCGGGACGTAGGCGCCTTCGTAGGTCTTGAAGTTGCCGTCGGCTTCAAGCTGGGTAACTGCGCCGAAGAGCTGAGAGCCCAGGTTGCGGCGGGCCATGATGACATAGCCGTCCGGGATGTACTGCTTAATGGCGCCCGCTTCATCTTCGTAGACGCCGTCGTAGGAGTACACCTGGAGGCCGTTAAAGTCGAGGAACGAGCCGACGTAAGTGACGGCATCGGAGACGACGCGCGGCGCAAAGGTGGCGACCTTTAACTGGTCCGCCGGACGGAGGAAGAAGTCAAGGAGGCTCTTATTTTTGAGCATGTTCGTCACAGTCTTCGAGGTCGTGATGAGGATTTCCGGCGTTCTACCGGAGTCGCGGGTGATGGCCTGGTACATGTCTTTCAGCTGGCCGTAAATGTCGGCGCCGGTATCGGTCCACATATCCGTCGAGGTCAGTGTCTTTTTGTGCGTAAAGGTGTCATATGTGACAGTGTCAATAATCGACGTACCGCCATCGCCTGTAAGGCCGGCCGCCTCAAAGCCGCCAGAAAGAAGAGTCTGGACCGCCATCCATTCGATGCGCCGCGTGCTCATGTCCATGAGGTCCGCGAGGTCACGCGCGATAAGTTCCATGGCGCGCTGTTCCGGCGTCCGGGAGCTGATGACGGATTCGCCAAAGCCGCGGCCCGTGATGTCGCCTACGGTCATGATGCGGGACGGTGCAATCATCGGCGGTGTGTACTGTTTGGTCGTAAAGCCGGAGCGGGCTACCGGGGTCGAGCCGGCGTTACGGGATACAAACGGAGCCATTTTGCGGCCGCCTTTGCGGTAATCCATGAGGACGGATTCCGTCGCAAAGGTGATTTCGTTATTAAAAAACAAATCGCGGAACAGGGTCGTCGGCTTGAAGGACCGGTCAACTACCTGTAAGAGCTCATAGGTGCTGTTATAGTTAAAATCAGCCATGTTGTAATACCTCCTTAGTGGATGTCAGAGAGATAAATGCCATACTGGCGGAGATTGTCTTCCTGTTTTGTGCGATCGTCAGAGCCGCCAAAGGTAAGAGCCGATGCGTTAAACATGCCGGAGACAAATACTTCCGCTTTGACGTCGGAGCTTTTAGCATCGACGTCGGAGACGAGGATGGCAGAGCCTACCTGAGAGCCATCGCTCTGGGCGCTGTCTGCCTTGGTGTACTTGCCGGATGCCGAGATTTTACCAAGAACCGTGCCGCGCTTTAATTCGCCGGCGCCGGAAACAATGGTCACACCGGCTGTAATGAGATGGGGGTACGTACCTGCAATGAGGTTATCGTATGTCTGTGTGCTTACGCTGGTTACAAATTCTGCCATGTTATTTACCACCTTTCACCTTTTTGTTCAAAATGTCCACAAAGGCCTGGCGCTGTGCTTCGGCGTCGTCCTGGATGGGGGTGGCACCGCCTTTGACGTTATTGACGCCGGAGTTCGCATTATCGGCGATGGCCTTATTCATAAAATCTTCACCAGCGTTCGGCTGTGGGGCCGGTTCCTGGGGGGCTGCCGGAGCTGGGGCCGTGGCTTTGGCGGTGTCTACAAAAAATTGAATATCTTCCGCTGTCATGCCGGTTTCCTTGGCATGCAGGACCGTGCGGTGTACGAGTTCCGTGCCATCGTCCAAAGCATCAAGAGCGCTCATGCGGGCACGTTCCGCCGTGACGGCATCGTTTTGTACTTCCTGGACCAGAGTGCCGTAGGCTTTCATCAGGTCCTCTTTATTTTTAATATCCATTGTGGGATTTCCCTCCTTTTGGGTAGGTTCACTTGGTTTCGGTGTGGCCTGTTTGGCCATCATCTTCTTAATTTCGTTTAGGTCATTTCGGGCAAAATTCACAAACATCCGCCGGCTAAAGTTGCGCGGCGTGTTGGTCTGTTGGGGCTCGCCGTAGAGGACACCCGTAGCAAATCCATTTTCAATGGCAGCCGCCGCGTCCATGTAGGTTTCACTATCCATGAGCGCCGAGAGGTCGTCCCGGTTTTTGCCGGTACTCTCTTCGTAGATGTTGAGGATAGCGTCCTTGATGGTGTCCAGCGTGTCGGCGGCCTTACGCATATCATCCGCGTAGCCAGTCATGTCCGTCAGCGGATTATGGACCATAAAAATACAGCCCGGTGTCATTTGCCGGCTAGTACCCGCCATAAAAGCAAGGGTCGCCGCGCTCATGACCTTGGTATCGCCGATGGTCGTGACGGTCCCGCCGCTTTGGCGGTGCTCCATGAGCGCATTGTAGAGGCCGACACCAGCATAGATAGAGCCGCCATAGCTATCAATATAGACGTTGACGTGCTTACCCTTATACTGCGCGAGTTCGCTTCTAAAGGTGTTCGGCGAGGCGCAGGGGACGCCAAACCACTCGTACACCCAGGCCTCTTCGGAGTCGAGGATGTCGCCGGTGATACGGAGGTCTACCGCGTCGTCGTCCATGGCGTTTGGCGCAAAATTCCAAAATTTCATAAAAAACATTAGCGGCGGAAACCCACGACTTCAGTCGTGGGAGGAGCCGCTATCCTCCTTTCATTTCAATAGAAATAATGATGTAATAAACGTATCTGGAACAGATAAACCTAAGTTTGAAAAGGTATTAACGACTTCCGAGTAAATCTTGGAAGTTAAACGGGCATTGTCAACTGCCCGACGATGCGGCCGGAATGAGGGAGACATCTTGCGCTGTCGTTACTACCTCTGTAGTTCCGAGCTGCAAGCCCACGACTTTAGTCGTGGGTAGTTGACTTATGTATCTCCTTTCGTCTGAGGTGGGGGCGCTTGCGTGTTTCCGTCGTCGTCCGGGCTGGTATCGGAGCCCGCGCCGGGATAGATCGGAAGGCTGTGGTCGCTGAGGCGCTTATTCTCAATCGCGAGGCGCTCAATGTTTTCGTCCCAGCTGGTGCCCGTCATTTCGGCGGCTTCCTTTTCCCGCGTGCTAAGGCCATAAAGGACTCGTAGCTGTGCGCTTTCGGCTTCCTTGACCGGGTCGAGGACACCCATAACCGGGCCAAACCATTCGGAATTACACCAGGCACGGCGGATGAGAGGGTCGTCGAAAAATCCCGGCGCCTCGACGCGGCCGCGGACGATGGCTTCCGTGAGCCAGACCTCGTAGACTGGTTGGCAAAAATCCCGGCTAAACCAGGTCCGACGCATCTTAAACTCGGACCAGGCCTGAAGGAGTGCAGCCCGCGAGGCTGTGTAGCTACTATTAAACGACTTCATGAGGACCTCATACGGTATCCCCAGAGACGCGCCTATCTGTTTGGTAAGCTCCGACACAAACGGCTCGAACGTCGAGAGGGACCGCTGGGGGTCGACGCTATCGACGTCGTAGCCTTGGGGGAGCATGTTAATCGTACCGGGACCGAGAGCGATGCTGTTGGGGTCGAGGCTTGGGAGTTCCGGCTGGGTTCCCAGCATTTCCGAGATGCCGCCGTCCGTGCTGTCGTGTAAGGCCGTCTCTTTAATAAACATCGTAAAGTACGCTTTAATGATAGCCGCGGTAAGTTCTGCATTGGTGTACCGTCCGACTTGCTTAATGGTTTCAAGGACTGGTGCAAGCTTCGGCACGCCGCGGTACTGTTCGGGGCGCTCATCATGGCATACCTGTAAGATGTTCGGGAGGCCGGTTTCGCGGCCTCTGGCTTCGACGCGTACCCATTCTCTAGGCTTGTAGAGATTGGTTGGGTCGTAGAGATAGCGGTTACAGACGTAATAGGCCTCGACTTTGCCGTCGTCATTGACCTCGACACCGTTAATAATGCGGTTCCCGTTAGCCGTATTTAGCATCGACACGCTCCCAGGGAGAAGAACGCCGTCGACGCTGGTTGGCTGTGGGTTACTGACACGGGCCGCCTCGATGAGCTGTATCCGTAGCGAGTACGGCATCAAAGCGGTACCTTGCCGGTACTTAAAGAGGGCAAAGGCGTCTCCGTCAATGGCATATGACATGTAGGCAATGTCCTGCATGTCGTAAAAGTTATTGCGGCCTAGTACGTCACACTCCGTCGAGTCTGCCCAGAGAGCAAACTCGGCTTTTACCTTGCGGCTCCATGCTTCCGCGTCTTCTGCCGTCATGCCTAGCATCTTATACATAGGACGCGGCGACACTTTAAGGCCAGAGCCTACGATGTTGGTCCGGCTGGTGTTAATCGCAGCCGAGGCGACAGGCGTCCCTAGGACCAGATCGGAGGACCGGCCGCGCAGGACGCCGAGGTTGGCGTCAATGTCGCTTTGTGGCGACGACTTGACCGGCGTCCAGGCGGCCAGGCTTCCCTTTCTAAGGGATGCGCCGGCTTCACTGTAGCCCGTGTTACGGATAGCGCGGCGAGTGACCGATACTGGCGGCGTGTCTGTAGGCATCCGGGCCATTTTCTTCTTGTTCTTACGCTTTTTGCTCATGGCTTATCCTTTCTAGTCGAGTAATACGACTCGTTTACTTTTGGGGTTAGCGGTTACGCCGCTATCGGCGCTTCGTTCTTCCGGCAGTGTCACGCCGGCCGCGCGGAGCTGGTCAATCGCGGTCCGTACCTGCATATAATCGGCCCTACGGTTCTTTATCGTGCCGTCTTGGTATTCCTGGGCCTTTAAAATCTTCTTTTCAGACTCGATAAGTGCCCGTAACCGGGCCTCTTGGACGGAGTCGGTCATACTGTCACGCCCTTTCTAATACATCCGTACTGGGGTTTATGCGTTTTCCTCTTTTTCGCGGGTTCCGTGCCATTTACGATGGCTTCCTGGAGGTCCCAGTCTGGGAGCAGGGAGCGCATACACGCGAGATTATAGACCATGAGGTCAATCGGTTCGTTACGCTTATCGGCCGCAATGTTTTTCCACTTTTTGACCAGCGTCCCCGCGTGCTTTTCAATCACAAGGCGTTCGGCGAGGAGGCCCTTAAAGTAGGTCCGGGTATAGCCGCGCTGTTCGTCAAGAGGAAAGTGCGAATATTTGGGCCCAGGCTCTGTAATGGCCTTGAGGCGCTGCATAATGTGTTGCTTGCCGTCGTCGACGCCGACGTATAAGAGCTTGGCACCTGGGACCTGCGACGGTCGTATCGGTCCGATGAGCGGTACGCCAAAGGTTTGGGCGCCGCGGATGGGGACGCGCTGTAGCGCCTTACGCTTTAGGCAGTAGTCGGCGACTTGTTTGCTGTAATGGCCGCCATAGTCGACAAAGGTCCGGGAGACCTTGAGCGTCCGGCCGTCCTTAAAGTGCCATTCTTTGGCAAGGAGCCTATCTAGCATCTCCCAGACCGGGGAATCGTAGTCCGGGACGCCTAAGAGGATACCCTTTTCGATGCCCCAGCGCTCTTCGCCGCGGCCCCAGCCGGCTATCTCGTACTCCAGACGGTCGTCCTGCGTATCGACGGCAGCCGTTAAGAGCGTGACGCCTTCGGGGAGCTCTGCGCCGTAGTCTTCGCGGCGCGCGAGGAGCGGCTCCAGGTCCTCGATTTTGCTATCGGGGTCATAGATTTCAGCCAGGCGTGTATTTACAAACGTTTTCATGCTCTCTTCGTCGTCCTGGGCCTCTAAATATTCCCGGACAATGTCGGTCCAGTGCACCCAGGGAGACGTGAAGGCATTGACGTGGAACGAGCGGACCGCAGTCACGCCGGGATTTAAGGCGATGTACCCTTGTTCCATGTTCTTTACTTCGGCTTCCGTGTATTCATAGCCGCAGTCGGGGCAAATCCACCATACCTTCTTCACTTCATACGATTTTTGGCCGTCATTTTCAAAGGTATCGTATTCGTATCGCATGTTATCGATGGTCAGCCAGTGCCATTCGCCGCAGTTCGGGCACTTATAGCGCCATTCCTCTTGGCTCCCCAGCATATATTCGCGGTTGATGCGGCTGGTTCTATCCGTCGGCGTCGAGAAAAGGCCGATGATGCGGTTCCAAAAGTTGGACGTACGCTTTTCCGCCAGGTTCACCGGGTCGCCTTCCGTGCCTGCCGACGTTGAAAAACGGTCCACTTCGTCGCAGACAAGGACGCGGATGGAGCGCTTGGCAAGGCCGGACGGCGCGTTCGAGCCGACGAGGGATAAGTATCCGCCGGGAAAGAGCTTTTTGAGGATGGTATTGCCGCCATTTCGGCTTTTTTGCTCGTGGATACGCGCCGAGAGGACCGGCGTCATGGCAACGGTTGGGGTGAGTCGTTCCTTTGAAAAGTCCTGGCTATCTTCGACCGTCGGCTGTACCATCAACATAGGGCACGGGTCCAGGTGAATGTAGCGGCCCAACAAATTGAAGAGAATTTCAGACTTCCCCAGCTGCGCGCCCAGCATCGCGACGACCTTATTCACGCCTTTAGCCGTAAAGGCATCCATGATAGGTATCTGGTAGTTTTTGGATACCCAGCGGCCGGGATCCGCGCCGTACTCTGCCGGAATTTGCCGGTACTCATCGGCCCACTCCGATACAGACATGAGAGGCGGCGGTGCGACGTCGGCTAGAATGGTCTGCATGAGCTTAATTGTCTTTTTAGGGACGTTCCTACTCATCGTCATCACCTTCTACGTCCATGTCGGCCAGTTTTTCCGCGTCAAATTCAGAGAGTTCCTGGAGCGCTCGCGTGATTTCTTTGGTCAAAATTTCGTTAATATCCTCTGGAGACTTCCCAGCAAGGGAGGTCGCCATCTTCGATGGGAGCGATAAAAGCGTACGACGAAAGACCACAACCATGTTACCGATGAGATATATGATGTCATCTGTCGAGTGCATGTCATTTTTCATCTCTCCTAACTTAATTTCAGCCATTTCACGCTTTGCTTTTTCGTGGAGCGCCCGCTCTTCGTCGAGCGACACGCCCTCGGCGCCGCTGTCTCCTTGGTCCAGGCGGTGTATATTTTGGAGGCTCTGCACCAGGAGGATTTTACCCTGGTCGTCGGCGACAACCGTGCCGTCTTTTTTGAGTTGTGCGACGCGCTGCGGCGTCACGCCGATGACTTTCCCCATCTCGTTCTGCGAGATTTGGAGCGAGCGCCAGCACTTGGATACATTCACGATATACACCACCTTTCCTTGGGTCCTTTGTATGCCTTAAAGGCATGAAAGCAGGGCAAGTATAGCAAATACGAAAAAAAGCCCACACCTAGATATTGCGGGCGGGGCTCCCGACCCCTGCCGACGCCTTGTTTTGTGGAAGTACCTTAACGAAATTAAAGTATTATACTTAATATAGTTAAAAGTTTATTGTTCTGATAAATTTATCCAGATTTTGAGAATAAACGGAATAGTTCAAAGGTCAAAGGCTCTCCTTGTTCTCCTGGTCGTCCTCTGGCTCGGCGCCCAGGCTGTCGACGAGGGCCTGCTCACGGTCGGACAGTGCCCATTCAGTCCGCCGCTCTAATTCCATGACCTGGCGGATAGGCTGACTGGGGACGAGATACCCAGAGCCGTAGATGGCTTTCTTCTTTTCATGTTGGCTGTCTAAATGGCGGACGAATTGGACGCGGTCTTCCTGGTAGTCAATGCCAAGCTTGGAGAGCTGCGCGAGGTGCGATGCCGTGATGACTTCGGGCGGGTACTTGTACCGCGGCGGATGCTTCACGTCCTTTTGTTCCTTCCTGGCTTTCTTTGCCGCGGCCTCGATGATGTTATGGAGGTCTGGGGCGGTACGGAGTCGTGGACCAGACGAACAGACAAAGGACGTCGAGACGCAGGCACCGTTGTCGTAGATAATGTCCGCGTTGATGCCGATAGTAGACCGTGCGCGGATGCCTAGACAGGTAAGATGCGGGGCGAACAGGAAGAAGTCGATGCCCTTATCCTCATACCAGTGCACGATTTTAGAGATACAGGAAAAAGGCGGATTATCAATGACGACGCAGCCGTCGGGGTAGTCGTAGGATTCGTAATCACCGCCAGGCCAGAAGGGGCGGACGATGGGACGGCCTTCCCAGTGTCTATCTTGTACGGCCCAGTCCTTGATGGCTTCATACACGACGGGGGGGGGGGGGTGTAACAATCATCCGTTGTTTTCTTTGGCTTAAACTTATCCACAAACTCCTGATACTCTTTATTCTTTTCGGCCTCTTGTTTATTTGGGGACGTATCGTCCATGGTATCACCTCACAAAATACGCATACAAAAAGAGACCGGACAGTGTTGTCTGGTCTCTTGTGATTTTTATACACTACTATTATATCACTTGCTTAAGTGTATTTTTATGGACACTTTGGAAGGATTTTAAGGCACGGGCGTGGAGTTTAAAGACGCCATTCCCGTAGAGGTTATAGTGGAGGGCCTTGCCGATGTCGGTCCAGGATAGGCCCGTGATGTAACGGTCCAGGAGTATAGCTTGATAGCGGACGTTGGGGACCTGGGCGATGAGGTACTCGGCCTCGCTTTGCATGGTGATGAGTTTATCCCATTCGGCGCTTACCCTTGCCATACTGGCCTCCAGGCGGACGACCTTGTTCGAGAGGTCCGCGTGTGTGCTGGTCTGTACCGCTTCCCCGAGACTTGGCGCCGATAAGGATAAGACGTCTTTACGCAGCTGGTCCAGCTCCCGCCGCTTAGCCGCGAGAAGCTCTCGCTGGTCGCGTACGCGCTGTAAGTATTGTTTGGCTGTCATGGCCTCCTCCTATCTTTTAAGATACACTCCCCCACAATATCAGAGAGGGCACAGGCGATGACAAAGACGCAAAAACACGTCATAAAGGGATGTAAGGCCACAAAGTCCCAGAAAGTCATACACTATCACCTCGCTTGCTTTGGTGGTATTTCCTGTGCATGAATAAGAGTATCATACTATAGACCGCGATGTCTGTGAGGCTTTCCCCCACCTTCACGCCGTCGACGCCATTATTTTCAATGTGGGCGACGTGTTTCCGTTGGTACGCCTTGGCTTCCTGGTACATGGTTTCCCAGTTCGCCTTCCCATATTCCATTCGCGCGCCGGTCCTGAAATTTGCCAGCGGGTCCCGCGGTCCGTACTGGTTGCTCTTGGTGATAAATAGCTCACCAAGCTTTTTAAACTGCTCCAGCATAAAGGCCGTAAACTCGTCGTGTAGGTCCGCGTAGCCCGTAGGCTTTGCGGGTGTCTGCGGCACTTGGTCCTCTTTTTTCTTTTTGCCGACGTCCTTTAGGGCCCGGTCCGCCGTCGGGTCGTGATAGTGTTCTCCGTTCATTTCGTCACCTCCATGGGTTCGCAGCGCAGTGGCCCCAGGTCGATGGGACCGTACTTCTTTTCGTAGACTTCGAGTTCCAAAAAGAGGACGTGTATTTCAAGTTGTAAGCATTTCATAAATTCCACGATACTAATTTCGTTGTCACGCATAAGACCGGCACAGAGTTTCATGTACTTTTGGACGCGGACCAGGCGATCGCGGCCAAAACCGTACAGCGTATGGAGTGCCCACAGCATCAAGACGTAGGAGTACTCAAGCCCAGCCTCTGACATTTTCCGTTTACCGCTCCCTTGTACGCCAATTCCTTTTTTCACCCAGGCCATGTAGTCCCGTTTAAGGCGCGGGTCGGTAATGGCATCCAGTTTATTTCGGTACGCACTAAAGGTATCCCCGCAGCCGGAGATGCGTTCCGCGTGCCGGTTGACCTCGTCGCTCAGGGCGCTTATCCGCTTTTTGCCAAAATTAAATTTATCATGTAGCGCCATACAAGTGAGGGTCTGCGTCCCTACCATAGCGGCAAAGGCCGCCGTCATCCGGGGATCGCTTAGCATCCGCCGGTCCCCGTTGGTTATCTCTAACATCAGTATACACTCCTTTCATATGTTGCGTTAAATCACGCGGTACAATATCCGCAGCACTTTGGCCATCGCCTTATCGGGTGGCGTCGTTTTGCCGGCTTCGGCTTGGTTGAGTAGGTCCGCGAGGCGCGCCAGTGTACGGAGTTCGCCCTCGATGGCGTCCGCGGCAATTTCATCGCGGCCCCAGGCTGCGGTCTTAAGCTGCATATAGGTGTAGAGCTTGCCCCAGATAGGGTCACTAATCCAAGAGCCGGTCGAGACGGACTGATGAAAAGGGTTGACGCGGCCGGGATTTTTAGGCTTGGCGCCGCCGCGGTAGGCTTGGCGTTTATACGCATCGCCGATGAGGGTCAAGAGAACGGCACTGCTGCGGGAGAGGTGCGCGGAGAGATTCGGCTTTCTTCTGGTGGCTGCCTTTTCGCGTTCGAGGGCGATGGCATCGGCCAGGACGCTGTAGGTTATATCAAGGACGTACGGTCGTACGGTGGTTGGGTTCATAGTAGGTCTCCTTTCTCTTTCATGCGGTTGAGGGCTTTATTTTTTGGCGGCCGCTTCTTCGGCCGGGGTCCGGGGTCGTCGCGGGACTCCCGGGCTTGTTGTCGTTGCCGGAGGCGCTTGGTGGGGATGAGGCGCCTGGCGTCAATCCCTCCCGGGGCGCAGCGCCGGTCGTCTGCATGGACCGGTGCCGTCTCCCCAGACGGAAGGACGACGCGATGCACCCTGCCGCGTATCGCCTTATGGCAATAGTAACAGCGGTACATGATAGCGCCTATTTGTCACGGATCATCGCTTTGGCTTCCGTTCGCATATCGATGAGTGTATCCCATTCCGTATTGACTTTATCGAAATATTTCTCCAGACGGATGTACTTATCCGCCAGGTCTGATTCCTTCGTACCGGATACCTTTTCCGACAGACTGGACGCCTGCAGGGACAGGATATCGGAACGGACCTCCATCATTTCCTTTTCCATCTGCTTGACAATCTGGTTCTGCCGGCGGATGCGGTTCAGATAATCCCGTGCTGTCATTTTCTCCCTCGTTTCTTATGAGCTTCATACTGAGTTCTCTTTTCGTGCGCGTAGCACATATATTCCTGAATGGGGTTCCTGCCACGAAAACGCCACGGATATTTCTGACGCTCTTCCTCTTTCCGTTTCCGATAGACCTCCCTCTCTTCTTCAGCCATTATGTGGGTATGTACTTCGCCATCCGCGTAGTCGTTCTTCATGGTCATCTTCCTCCTTTGTATCGGTATCCCTTCCGGGCCAGCATATTAGCATGCCGGCACCGGCTTTTTACGGCGTGATTCCGGCAGGACCGCTGCCAGGCCTTACGCATGATATAATGCCGGTGCTGGCTCTGCCGGGATTGCGCCCACTTTAGGAATACCCTTACACGTTTCTTGATGCCAGCTTCTAGTTTCGATTTATTCATTTCAGCGCCTCTCTTTTCTTTTTATTTGCCAGCTAAAACGTTTTAGATTCCGCTGTATGGCGTTTTTATTATTTACTCAGGGATATTTTCACGCGAGTAAGTTCCGTCCGTATTTTCGCCACTCTAGACGTTTTCTGACTGTTCGTTGAGTCTTTCCTTCGCTTCTTTCATCCTGGCTTTGAGCGCTGCTTCCTTAGAATCAAAGAAGTCCATGTAGTTGCAAGGGTGGCCATCGTTAAAGACGTAGCTCCATTTTTCATCCGTTTTCACCGTTTAATCCTCCTTTTCCAGTTTTTGAGCGTGGCCATGTCTCCGCCGTCTACACCCAACAAATTGCATAAGTAGTTGGATGACGTGCCGCCATCATATCCCGTGCCGGATAAGATTAAGGAAGACGCCACTTCTGAAAACGTTGTGTGCCGGAGGCTGTGGTAATTCAGGAAGTTTCCCATAATCCGCTCCGCTTTTTTTACATCGAATCCTGCCGGCAGAATCCGATGCCCATTTTCATCAATATATTCAATTTTTTGATTTTCTTGATTCATCATTTTTCTACCTTTCTCCGCGTTTTCAGCCTTTTCCAGCCAATGCTCCGCAATAATTCTATTGCAATGATCGAGATCACATATTTCTGGCTGTGTACAAATTCCTTCAGCATCTTTCATTGGGCACCAACTACAATCTGCAATTTCACTTACCATCATTGCCAATGCTTTTTTATAAATTTTCTTTTTCAATTTTTTCACCTCATTTTTTTTGAGAAACCAGAACCGCCATGGTCCTGGTTCAGGACGAAAAATGTGTTAAAAGAAAAAAGCAAACTTCGTGCTTTTTTTTAACATTTTTTGTCCAAGGACCCACACGGATTTATGCATAGGGACAGGGACACGGACATATATACAGGGACATATATATATATATATATATATACGGCGGTCAATCAAGGTCCACATCTCCCAACGTCAGTTGGCTGACTATGATTTCCATGCGTGGGGTGTC